TCTCTAGGGTCAGCACGCCCTCAATCTGTGCATCGACGTGGAGCGCGGCGACGATCGCGCTGGCGATGGCCTTCGAACCCGTCAGCCCGGCCTCCTGTTCCCAAACGTGCAACGTGGCGTAGGTTGTTGAGTCAAAGCGCCGATAGACCGTCTGGCCCTCGCCGATGTTGATACCCGGCATGCGCTCAGGACGCCCTGTGGCGTCCATGATGTTGTCGGCGGGGACCAATGCCATCAGGTCGTCGCTCGCCAACAGGCGGGCGCGGATGGCCTTTTGCAGGTCCAACGAGGGTTCAAAAGCGGCCATATCAGAACGCAAACGCCCGATAATTTGCCAGAAGATCGAGGAAACCGAACGGCAGACATTGCGCGGTGACGCCAACGAGCGTTGCCTCGCGGTTCGCATAGAGGTGGCCCGCGAGTTGGCGAATGGCCTCGTTGACGGGCGCGGGGGTGTCATCATCATCAACGGGACCGCCGATATATGACGCAACCCATGCGGAAGCCGCTGCGATCTTGTCAGCCAAGAGCGCGTCGTCATCGTCCGTGGTGATATTCAGGTGCGCCTTCAAGTTGGCGGTGGAGATCGTCATTTTCGAAAAACCCCTATTTAGACGCAATCTCGCGTGATGGGAGTGGACCGGTCCGGAAGCTTTTCTTGAAAGTTCGAACCCACCCCCCGGTGAGGTGGTCTACCCTTGGGTTTTGGCGGGATGATTTCGGGATCGTGCTTGCGCGCGTGTTCGATCCGCACGGTTGCCACAGCGCGGACCCTCTCAGCTTCAATGCCAGCTAGCCCGCACACGTCATCAAAGTCCCGATTGGCCAGTGTCAGCCATTCGCGGGCACGGATTTGCTCCATGCGCGTGCTGACTTTCCTAGACAATGGTTGGGTGGCATCGGTGATTGCTTGATCGATGACCGCACACCACAGGTGATGTCCGTTGTTGCTCATTGCCTGCTCTCTTGGGATTGCTTGCGGCTGTTGTGACAAGGCGAACTTGCCAACGGTTGCCAGTTAGACCGGGACCAGAACAGCTTCATGTCGCCGCGATGCGGCTTGATGTGATCAACCATGTCCGCGTTACGGCCGCAGCCGCAGGCACACAGGCGGTTCTCTGGGCGTGCTAGCAACGCCTTACTCTCGCGCTGCCACTTGCTGTCATAGCCGCGCTGGCGCGCCGTAGGGCGTTGCTTGTCGGCTTCTGCTTTGCGCGCGATCTGGCACGCGCACATAACGCCGGACGCTACCAGCTTGCCACAGCCACAGATGCGCGGTGCTTTCATGGGCATGGCGGCACCTGAGACATTGTCAGAATCGAGGTATCGCCAAGGGCATTAAGCCGAGCGCGCAATTCAGGGGTAACTTCCTCGCGGCTGATATCATCTGCCTTCTTACTTCCGAAGATGGCAGCGAGCATTTCGAGGCGGCCTTTATGGGCCTCCAGGATTTCTGCCGGTGTGGCGTTCCAAGCTTGGTCAGGCGTCCAGCCGAGCCAGCCGGTAGCGATACGAAAAAGCTTGATGTGATACTCTTCAAACGTGATGCGCGGGCCGCTGCCCGTCTTGTCGCCGCCCTTGGCGTTGGCGCCGGACAGGATCAGGATGAATTTGAGCAGGGGTTCGCGCAACTCCATGATGCTAACCAGCATTGGATTGTTGCCGATGTATTCGAAATAGTAATCAACGGCCTTGGGATCGTCGCTAGCTTCGCGGATCAGATCAGCAAAAGCAGCAAAATGCCCAAGAGCAATGGCTTCAGAGAGGTTGTGAAAGCCTTCATATGTTCTTTCCAAGCGGAATGCGGCCCGCAGAGTCGCGCGCAAATGAATCGTCTCGAATCCGAGACAGATTGCTGTTTGGTCGTCTGCGAGCCGCATAGCCGTTACGCCGTTGCCTTAACGAGCACCACGGCTTCCGTCAGAACGGGCTTGCCGCCGACGCGCCGACGTGCGCGCAACTTCACGATGCCGTTGTCTGCGCCCGTGAAGTCGTCGCGCTGAATGGCGACTCCGACGCGGTCAACGATCTGGTAAGCGCTGGCGTAGTCGCCGAACGAAACCGGGTAGGTCGTCGCGGCCCCGGTGATCAGGTCCATATCCACCGACTCATAGACCGGGCGGCCCATCAGAGTAGGCGGTGTGCCATCGGCAATGCTGTCAGCCCAAGCGAGCGAGGTTCCGGAACCATCCGCAAGCTTGCGGATAAGGCCCATGGTCTCGCGGCGCATCAGCCAGCTTCCGACCGACGCGTATTCGCTCTGCAAGCCATAGAAGGCTTCGATCAGCTTTTCGAGCAGATCGGAACCGTCCTGATCCGCAGTGAACTGCGTGTAGTCGCCCGGCGCGTTGAGCAGGCCAGTCGGCTTGCCGTTGCCGTCGCCCTTCATGAACGCGGTCGACTCGCCCTTGCCGAAGCGCTTCACGACGTGCTTCTGCAAAAACGCCGAAAGGTCGATGAACGAATCTTCGAGTAGCTGCAAGCTAACCGGGACCGTTGCCGCATATTCGAACGTCTTGACGTTGGCCTGTCCGAACGTGGGTTCGGTAGAGGGCCGCGCGCCGGTTTCGGTAACCCAGCCGCCGTCGGCGTTGCCGGTGAGCGTCGGAATGTAGATTTCCGTTCCGCCGATCGTCATCACCGATGCCAGCGACCGCAACGGAGAGACCTGGGTCACCCCCTCGATGATCTTGGAGGAGTAGTCCGGCGCGACAACATAGCCGCCGTTGGCGGGCGTGCCGAGATTGAGCGTCTTACGCTCAAGGTCATCCAGTGACGTGACGCCGTTGCGCAGGAAGCCGTTGAGCGCCTTGGTCTCAAGCTTGGCGTCGTTGTTGTCGTTGTCAGCCTTCGGGGCAGCGCCGGGGCGATTCAGCTTGGCCTCAATGGCGTTCAAGCGTTCGGTCAGCTTGTTATCGTTGGCCGGAGCCGCCTTGGTCTCAAGGGCCGTCATGCGCGCGTCGAAAGCCGTCTGGAAACCGGCAAGCGCCTTGGTCACGATAGCGGCGGGATCGTTGTCATCCCCGGTATCTTTAAATTCGAGTGGAGCGGACTTAGTCATGGTCGTGGTACTGCTTTCTATAAAGCGCTGCCGTGGCGCGGTTGATGAGTTCGGCTACGGCAAGCGCCGTGTTTTCCGACTTGGCGGAAATGATGCGGGCGCGGGGATGCGCCGGGTTTCTGACAACTGAGATTTCGAAAAGGTCCAACGCGCTGATGACACGGTTGCGTCCCTGCCGCGTGAATGCTTTCGTCTTGAAGCCGATTGAGAGACCGCTAACGAGGCCGCCCTTGATCAGGCCATGGACCGCGCGGGCTCGCGGCTGTTCCATGTGCAGTTTACCTTTCGCGACAAGGGCGTCAGGCGTTTCGGTGATTTCATTCCACGTTCCGACAAGATCGTCCGGGTTATGACCGAACAGCATCGGCATATTCGCGACTGCGATATTGAACGCGCCCTTGGTGATGATGTCGTTAGCGCTATCGGCGGAACCAAAAGGCCACGCGTTGCCGACAATCTCGCCCGCGTCGTTCACGCTGAGCGTTGCTTTGATTTCGAGTTTATCCATTGGTAGCCTCATGCGGATTGCCGAACCAAACGTGTTCCGCGATCGCGATGGCCAACGGGTAGGTTTCGGAAATGGGCCGATCGGTCGCATAGGCTGCGATCATTTGAGCCGCACGCTTGGGATCGGTGCCGCCTCCGACCAATGCGAGGCGGATGGCCTCAGTGATCTCTGCTTGTGAAAACTGTTTCGCGAATAGACGCGCGCACAACGCGCCGATGCCCGTTCCGGTGGTCCGTTCCAGTTCGATGATGAGTGGCGCGGTCAGGCAAAACGAATACTCGCCATCGCCAAAGAATTTAGTGAGCGGGGTCATGCCGGGGGTGCCCCCGAGCCGAAGTAGCTGATCGATCCATCGATGTTTCGGTACGGCTGAAGGCTGAAGCCGAGCGAGGCGGTGGCGCCCTGATACGCGCCGATATCCTCGATGTCGGCGTCGAAGGAAACGCAGGTAAGCGCGACGATGCACTCGCCGTAGATCAGCTGAATGGCCGAGCCCTGCTGACCCATGTTGGTCGGGCCGCTGATGCTGAACGAGTCCGTTTTTGGCGGCGCAGCTTTGTCCGGATTGGACATGAGCGAAGACACGCCGGAAAGCGCCACACCTAAGCCGACTACTGCGATGTTGCCCCAAGTGATGCCACTCGCAAGGCCGCTTGTAGCTAACGGCGCTGCGAGCGTGCCGCCAGACATAAAGATCGCAGCGCCAATCAGCACGGTGCCGAGAATTGCTTTGCCGATACTCTTGCCGTTGCCGGCGCCGGCGGCGACCGGGATCATGTGCAGGTCCGCGCCGCCGAGTCCGAACTCGTTGACCAGGTCGATATCGGCCAAGATCATGCCGGCGCGCTTGTCGCCCCGCACGAGCTTGTAGCTGCCGGTCTGTAGCGCACCAACAAACTCGCCGGGGAACGCACAGTTGAGCGCCCTAAGCGCTTCACCGGCTGTTCTAACGTCGAAGCGATACTTTGCCCCGAATTGCTTCTTGAGCTTTCCGTGAAGGTGAATGGTCCTAAGCATCAGCTTAGCACCTCGGTCGTGGTGTTCGGATTTGCGTAAACGTTGCCGCCCTCATAAGGCGGTTTGTTTTCGGCGGCGCGGGCTTCATTCGGATTAAGAATGCGCGCGGCAATTTGCTTCACGTATGCTTCGGTTCGCGAAGCAAGATCGGCGCGGGCGAAATCGTCAGTGAGAAATTCTGCGAAATACGTTTTGCGATCTTCGGGCGAAAACAGCTTGAGCCGAATTTCACCTTCCCAACGCTTGATCCAACTCATGAGTGAATAGGTAAGAAATTCTTGGCCCATCTGCTCTGCGTTGGATTTGATCGCGCGTTCCAACTCAAAAAGCATGTGTGGCGGCGCACCGAATACGCGCGCGATTTCGTTGATCGCGAACCGGCGCATTTCCATAAATTGCGCGTCAACAGACGTGAGAGTGAGCGCCTGCCATTCGGCCTCAGCCGGGACTACGGCGGTGCCGCCCGAATTGTTGCCGCCGTGCGCGCTCTGCCAAGCGGCCTTAGCCTTTGTCAGGGCGTCCGGAGTTACGACGCCCTTGAGGGAAAGCAGGCCGCTAGGACGCGCGCCGTTGCCGAACAGGCGAGCCGCGTGGCGCTCCATGACCATGGCAAGGCCGATAGCCTCGCGGGCATCATGAACGAGCCCTTGTCCGTTCAATGATGGCGAAGGAATATGCAGAATGTTCTGGCGCGGGATTGTTCGGTCACCGATCTTAAAGATCGGCTCGCTATTCAGGTGCTTGACGGTGACCGGCGTCTCTTCGGGATTGAGCCGCGTTAGCTCGAATGGCTTGCCGTCAACGAAATTAATGAATGCGAAGCCGCCGTTCGGATAGAGCAAGGCATCGCGCGTAATCTCTTCGCGAAACTTGGACGCGGGTGTCCAGTCGTTTGCTTGATCGTGAAGCAGGGCATAGGCGGGATGATCTTGCGCACGGTCTTTGGTGCTATCGGCACCACGTTCGTAAACGTGAACCGGCAATTGTCCGATGGACTCGCTGATCAGTTGAACAGCGCGCCGCACTGGTGCGCATGTCATTGCGGTTCGCGGCGTCACAACGATGCCAGACGAGGCGGGGGCCGCGCCTAACAGATCGAGCAGCCACGGCTCAGGCGCGGCTAAGCTGGCCTTCTTTTCGAGGCCGATGAATTTCTGGAATCGTGACGCAAGTGAGCGATGGGGAGCGGACAAATTGAGGGCGTCTTTTCAGCATGGGGAACGATGCTGACGCGACTCTCATTGGTCCGTCGAATTTGACACTTGGCTCAACGCCGACTGACTAGCCCGGAAAACGGGGTCGTCCATTAAAGTGCATGATTACTATCGCATTTGATTGAGTCGGAAGTGAGTCGTCATTTCTGGCGGCACGATGCCATAGCGCCTACGGGGCCGATTTTGGTTTGCAACGAAAATTAAAAGCCCTGCCAGATCAATAGGGCCAATCTAACGTGGTTTGCAGAAATGTTGAGTAAATTCAACGGCTAACCCGCGTCTGGGAGACTAGGGGTCGGAGGTTCAAATCCTCTCGCTCCGACCATTTAACCCCATAACGGCCGGCGCCCAGCGAACCTAGACGCCCACCGTCGGCACCTGGCCGTCGAGCAATCCCCAGTCGGCTAACATGTAACCTCCGGCATGAACGACTCCTTTGCCGGTCGCGATCGCCATTTTTCGCGACAGGACGTCTTGTCTATAGGTGTTGCCGATGGTGTCGGCGACGACCTTCGCAATGATCGAACGCTTTTGTTTCGCAGT